TGGATCGTCAATAAAGTCTCTAATACCCTGAACGATTCCATCAACAATATTATGGCCGATCTCTACGATACGATCCCATAAAGCTGCCGCTCCATCAATTACCGCCCCTATTGCATCGCTTACTGTGTCCCAGATGTTTTCAGCACGATCTTCTAGACCACTAACTATCCAGCTAATCAATCTTCTACCAAGATTTCGTATTCTAGTCCATACACTTTTAAAGCCACTTACTATCGCGCTTATTATCGAACTTATTACTCCATTCAATGAATCAATAAAGTCGCTTTCACTCGCGTTATCTATGGCGGTTGCTAGACCGTCTAGAATATTTATGACCATATTGAAGAATGACTCAAAGAATTCCTCAGCCCGATTGCCTATTTCGTCGAATACTCCACATATGAATTCTATTATTACGCCCGCTACGAGAACGCCTAATTCGTATGAAGCAGCGACAAGAAAATCGACTAGTATTATTAGAACTTCTATAAGATCCTTAGCAATCTGTTCGCCATTTTCTACAATAGCGTCCAAAATCTGAACAATGAAATCTAAAATATACTTTACAACTTCCGGTATATAACCGACACAAAGATCTATGAGTCCTACTATAAATGCGTCAAGAAGATCGATAAATACTGGAATAGCATCGATTAACGATTCGGCAAGTACTACTAGACCATCTACAAAACCAGATACTAAAACCGGTATAGAAGCTCCTATTTTAGCAACCATATCGTCGAACACTTTTGAAACCATCGGCCAAGCTGTAGCTAGAGCAATCATAGTTAACGTTATTTTAGAGAAACCTTCAGATATCAACACTACACCAATAGCAAATATGGTAAAGCTAGCTGCCAGAAGCGCTAATGCTATACCAAGGTCTTCGATTTGCGTCGCGGCTAATCCGAATACAGCAAATATTGCTAAAAGGGCTGCTAAAGCAACGACCATTTTCAATATGTTTTTAGGTTTCATTGCCGCAAAGAATGTAAGAATCGGTATAAGCGTGTCTAGAGCCAATGCCAAAATATACATGGCTGCCACGGAAGACAATAAAGTATCTGGTTTAACATCTTCCGCTATGTTTGCTATGGCCAATAAAGCAAGCGTCATTACAGCGACTACGGCTAAGAAACCTATTATAGCCTTTTCCATAGTATCAAAGTCCATGATTGCCAGCGCTATTATAATAGGCAATATAGCATCCATGGCTGCAGCGACTCCAATCATACCGACTACAGCCGCTTCGAAGTTTTCAGCTTTAAAACCTTCAGCAGTAAGTTTAGATAATACTGCAATAACTGCAACCATAATGACTGCGATTTCCAATAAGCCAAGCATTCCTTCTTGAACGCTTTTGAAATCTTCACCACCGAGTTTTAAAACAACTTTAGCCAATTTATTAACAGCAACCGATAACGAAACCATTGCCGCAGCGATCATCTTTAACATCTCTGGATCTGGTTTAAATTTAGTCATGAAATATATAAATGCAACAATGGCTGCAAATATAGCTCCCACAGCTACTCCGCCTTTTATTAAATCGCCAAGCGCCATTTCGCCTAAAGTTTTTATGGGCTTTACCATTAATTTTATAGCAACGGCCAATGACAATACAGTTTTAGGTATAGCGTTCATTATAGCAAGGTCTATTCCTTTTTTCATGGTCTTAGCCATAAGAATAAACATGCCAAGTATCTCGGCAATAAGGCCTGCTATTAAACCGCCTCCCTCAGCTAACGTAACAGGATCAACGCCAGAAAGAGATTTCAATGCTAAGGCGAGTAATAACATAGCTATAGATACTTTTTCTATTGCAGATGTTATTACGCTCAGATCAAGAGTATCTCCTATATTTTTAGATTGTTTCTGGTATTGTTCAAGACCCATAATCATTCCGAAAAGAGCGCCAAGAGATAAAATAACGGCATCGACGCTACTGCTTATTTTGTCTTCTGGAATTGAAGCAATAATCCAGAGAGCCGCTGCTATTATAATTAGAGCCTCAGCAATCTTAATCATCGTGTCTGGTATTGTGTCTTTTTTCCACTGCTTAATGCTATTTCCAAGAGAAGTCATAAACGAGCCTATGCCCTTGTATAGACTAGCTAAACCAGAACCGATATCACTTGTATTCTTAAGACTTGCAGTAAGGTCTTTTATGATGGCTAATAGTGCCGCAAAAAATCCACCACTTATACTAGTTGCTGGATGTTCAGCAATGGTATCGAATATTGATTGTATCGCCCCACTAATAGAAGACGCTAATGGTTTTAGACCCGCAAATAAGTCCGAAAATAATGTCGATAGACCGCTAAATATAGTTTTTATGAAATCAAACACGGAAGATAAGGCATCTATAAAACTAATGAATGCATTAGCGATAGATGACAATATCGGACTAAAAGAGCTGGAGGCCGAAGAGATTGCGCTTATAAAATTTGTAATTATTCCAGCGATTCCAGAAAATACAGTTGTTAAAAGCTCTCCTACTTTACTGAAAATTGGAGAAATTGCCGACCAGAAACTCGAGGCTGCCTCAGATATTCCAGAAAATATAGATTTAACCGTTTCCCATACTTTATTAAGTGGACTTACGATTTTTTCTAAATTAGAAACCATCTTATCTGGTCCGTCAGACTTCTTTGTTCCTAGAGAAGATAGGGCGCTGAAAATATTGGAGACAAAATTAGTAATTGACTGTATTATTGTCCCAAATGCTCCAGAAAAATTAATGCTTGCTATATTAGAGCCCAGATTCTCAAAGAAAGAACCTATACTAGAAAATATAGACCCCATATTTATTCCAGAGGCATTCTTAATAAAATCGGCAAACTTGGAAACAACCTTTGATAAATATCCAGGAATAGACTTCAAAACATTAAGAAGGCTGCTGAATACTCCAGTTATGGTTTTAGTTCTTGTATCAGCATCTGCTATACCAGTTATGAATCGGCCTATTGCCCCGGTAATCTTGAGAATTCCGCTATTTAAACTGCTAATTCCATCGGTTGCCGGCCAAATGGCACTAACAAGTGATTTGAAAACATCAGCAACAATCTTAATTATGGAGAATAAACCTTTGAATGTATCTTTAAGATTCTGGCTATCCTCGTCGGATAATGTTAACGACTGTGCGAAATTTCGCACCATTCTAGCCGCATATCGAATAGTTTCAGCGCCATCTTTAATGTCAAAGACTTCTACAAACGCTTCCCCTACGAGTTTAGCGACATTTACCACCTGACTGAATACCGTTTTAAGAGTCTCAAGAACTCGCGTTAAGACAATAAAAACATCAGTTGCAAGTTTATATGTAGTATTCGTCTGATCCATCTTTCCATTATCTATGGCGGAAACTAAAGTGTGGAATGCGTTAGCAACCGCCAATAGAACATCCCCAAGCGTAATGCTTATGGTATTCATTTGCTGAAGTTTTCTTGATGCATGACCAAATCCCTGAAGAACCGTCCCTAAAACGTTACTCAGGTCTGTAAGAATTATATTTAAAGCGGAAAATATCTTTTCAGTTTCCTCTATGTAAGTGGTTTTAGTTGCTTTAGAGAACTTATTAAAAGCTTTACTTAATGCGAGAATCGCTGCTGTTACGCCAGTAGCTCCTTCTTTAGCACTTTCAAAAGGATCAAATACATTATAGAATGCAACTCTGATAAATTTAAGTCTACGGTCCAGACCCTGAACAACATTGGTCAGAATCTCTAAACTATCGGCAAAATTAACAACTTCTGCATAATGCTTTACAAGACGTGCAATGATATTTACGGTTGTGGTAAAAGTATTTGCAACAGGGTCCATAGAAGCATTTACTTCGTTTATCTTAACTCTGATTGCATTAAACATCTCGACCATATCTCCGCCTTTTGCTACAAGCGGAGATACAAACTTAGCACCAATTCTTGCAAGAGCGGCTCCAACATTAGAAATTGAGCCTGTAAACGTCTCGTTAGCGGCTTTGGCATGTTCGCCAAAAGCATCGTCCATGGCGGCAGCGAATGTTTCAAAGGATACTTCACCCTCAGAAACCATTGTTCTTACTTCTGCTTCTGTAACACCAAGATAGTTGCCCAATGTTGCGGCAGCGTTCATACCTCTTGACGCCAACTGATTAAGCTGATCAGCCATTACTTTTCCCTGACCGGCTACGGTAGTGAATACTCTACCAATATCCTCGTAGGAACTATTTGTCATAGCAGCTACACCAGCAACGGCTCTTAATGAAGTAAACATTCCATCGCCAGCTTCTATTCCAGAAGCAGCTAACTGAGAAGCAACGTTTGCAGCAGCATCCAGACTATAGGCGGTTCCATCTACAGCATCATTTACGTTTTGCATTACGGCGGCAACTTTTTCTTCATCGTTTAGAAGACCCTCGAGCTGGAATTGAGCGTTTTCGAGGTTCATGGCTCTTGTTATACCGCCACTAATAACCTTACTTGTGACGAAGCTAGTTACACTATTTGCAAAGCTCATCATCGTATCGGTAAGGTTCTCGATTACTCGCATTCCTACGATGCCTAATGATGAAAATCGGCTTTCTAAAGCAGATAAACTAGATGACATCGATTCGAAAGATATGTTCGAAGCCTCATTGCCGATAGATTTGAATGTAGAAGTTATGTTTTCCAATCCAGTTGCTATAGATTTAAAGTTTAGACTTGCTTTAAGCTTGTCCAAGGTACTCATCGTTGTAGCAACACCCTTTTCAAACTGGGCGTTGTCAAATTTCATGATTATTATTCGATTATCGACTGTCGTACTCAAGATTTAGTCACCTCCGACCATGCTGATTTTGCTATGTTGTCAAATATGGGTCTTATAGCTGGATTTATATAATCTCGCCCGACCACATAACCGCCATTTCTAGTAGCATGGCCATATTGTAGCAGAATTGCTATGCAATTTCCATCAACGATGTTGGAGTTGGTCCATGTTATAGTAACTGTATTATCGTTTTTCTCAATTCGATAATCCCAGGAGGAGGCAGTTTTTCCCGTATCTACTGGAGTTGCTGCAGCCAAAGCCGCAACGCCTTCTCGTCCGTATTTATCAAGACTATTTAATGAAAAGTTTTTACTTCTGTGTAAGAAACTTTCAGTGTTTTTAAAACTACCACTAGTTTTAACAGAAACCATCTACTCTCCTCCATTCAGATTATCCTCGAGTATTGTGCGCTTTTCTACGAGCAGCATTGAGCGCCTTGTTATTAGCCATGGTATTTCGTTTACCCATCTTCTTAGGAGGTGTATTCTTAATATTACATATCTCGATTAGAGTTAGCAAACGATTAATGTGCCATTTCTGACATTCAAATGGTATTTGTAATGCAACCATCCAATAATAGATCTCTTCAGATGTGATCTTTTTTCGACTCCTAGGTCGAGAAGAGCCCTTTTTATTATTAATAATAGTCGTGGCTGTCATAGGGTCATTCATGTAGCTGTTAATCTCGTCAATATTTTGCTTAGTAAGACCGGAATAGACTAAGGGATTCACGTTTTGAGTTATCGTCATACATCTGATGTAATCTATGAGTCTTTCTCCAGTTAGACCGTTTGTATTTAGAAACGACTCATGCCATTTCGATTCCCATTTTGAAATCGACAATAGAGAATGCTCAAGCATGATTGTACATTCTTTAGTATAGGCAAATTCCTCTTTTACCGGATCCCATAGTTCCCTTTCCGGAATGGTGATGCTAAGCATTTAAGCTTTTGTGGTCACAGTAAGACCTAAGCTATTCTTAGCCTCATTGATTGCAGCCGCATCTGGTCGCATATCTACAGGAACTATGCCGGTTACGAAAGCAATGGCCTCTTCAGTATTAGTCGAGAGGAGCATGTACAGTTCGCTATAAGCAGCGCTCTGTTCAAAAGCCTCAACAACTTCTTTAGTCTTAATGAAGCGTCTGCCATCATCAGATTTCTCGCCGTAAGATTTAAGAATCAGTTCCTTAAACAAAGCGGCAAGCTTAACCTGGTCCTGAGTCTCAATAATTTTCTGAAGCATGTTCTTAAGTCCGCCAGCAACAGAAAACTCCATTTCAGAAAGCTCAGCCTTAGTGAAGTTGAAATACAGCTTTTCGGTTCTCTGATTATCGTCAAAATCGGTATAGGTAATAGTCTTTGTATACATAGTAAATTTACTCCTTTCAAAATTAAAACAAAAAATTAACATTAAGAAGTTGATGACCGCTGATCTCCGCAATAGATGGCAAATCATCAACTTATACTTAATGCTTAATAGAGGTAATTAGTGGGTTTCTAATTCCATTTTGAATTTACACGTTTTTACGCTGTAGCGAACATTGTAATGACTTCGCTGGGAAGAGGAAGACGTGCCGCCGCTTCTTCACTGCCATAAAGAATTTTCTCAAACGCCGCAAGCTTATCTTTATCGACCTTAGTAGAGTCAATAGTAAGGCAAGCGGTAACCTTATAACCAGGAACCTCAACAGGCACAGTGGTGATTTCCCAAGAGAATGAAATTGCTTCAGGACTATCATTGATTGTCGCGTATGCTCTTTCGGATACGGAAGCTGTAGCACCATAGATAAGATGGATCTTGTATCCATAGTCGTTTCCATCGGTGTCATTACCAAGAGTCGACTGGAACGAGAAGCCGAAGGACTTTCTCTTCTGCTGTCCAGCCATTACGCCTGGAGCAATCTCTGCAGAACCATCACAAACTGCCCACTCCTCAGGATAAGTGTAAGCCTCGATCGTAGCGCCGAATTCTTCTGTAGAACGAAGTGACAGATACTTGATGTCGTCAGCATAAAGCGCCGTTTCTTCTGCACCGGAAGGACTCTCAGTTACAGCCGTAAGACCACTCCAAGCAACGCCATTCTCATAAGTTCCGTCAGATTTCTGAACGAACAGAACACCTTTCTTTACGCCAGTTTCATACTCGCGTTCGCCGACGGTGTCCCAAACAAGGGCTTTTGATTCATCCATTAGTATTTCCTCCTTTTAATAAAACAAATTAAATACATCATGATACAAATTGTTAGCCGTATATCGCCTATCATGTGTACACATGCTGAATTCAGCAAACATCTTTTTAATCATCGGATTATCTGGATCCGAGTCAACATATGTTATGGTATACTGGTTTGTATATGAGTATACTTTATTGTCAGCGAATCTTGTATTCCCTTTATCTAAATTGTAGATGAAGCAGGGATACTTTATCTTTACAGATTCAGGTGGCTGAAAATATACATTCTTACTTCCCAATAATGAACATAGGGTTTCATGTAACTCTAATCTACTAGCCATTGTAAAGACCTCCAATAGTTAAAGTTAAACGAGGATGCCCTATGTCTATACTAGTTATCTTCCATTTTGAATTTGATAATACGATATACCGCATTGCTGAATAATTTTGATAGGCAAAGGAATCGGCCAAGACACTAACGGTATTTGTTAATGTAAGATCGTCATTGAGCGTTTCTGAAGAAGACCACTTTCTAGAATTTTTGGTTAATTCTCCATAGTATGGTCGTTCAATGGTCTTTTCTTCCCAAACACCGGGAACAGTTTCTACCGTTTGAGCAAAGCCGATTTTTGTATGAATCTTTGCCATTTAATCACGCTTTCTGATTAGACTACTTCTTCAGAAAGCTCAGCAGCTTCCTCAATCTCAAGGACGAGAGCCGAATAAGGCTTAACAAGCGCGCCGCTGCATCTGGTTTCAATAAGGTACTTCTGTGCGTTGTAATCAATGTCAAAATCGTCGAACATGTTTACTGCTCCACCCTTATCAGCACCAACGTTATAATCCTTAAGGTTTACAATGATACCAGCAAGAGGACGTGTCTTGGAATCTTCACTGTCAGTTCTCTTAAGACCTTCCATAACAGGAACTGTAACGATGTTTGTTACGCGAAGAGCTGTAGCCAGATCTGTCGTATTGTTGTAGAGTCTTCTACCCATAGCATCTTCGAGGAGAAGCATGTCTGTGAGTACATCCTCAGTTGTGTAGAGCGTAGGATTTCCAGAACCCTTGTAGTTCTTACGCGACTTAATTGCTGCTGTAATGAATGCCTTAGCCTTATCAGCGTCGGTTGCGCCAGAAGCAACGGATACAGGAACCTTTACAGAGTACAGGCTGTCATCAGTATAAATAGGTCTGATGTTAGTTTCGCTGATCTTATCATCGCTGGAAGCATTTCTACCGTCACCAACAAGGATAGCTCTTGCAATTTCCTCATCAAGCATCATACGCATTTCAGTCTTGAGCCAAGCAACAACGTCAAAGTCTGTAATATCAACAACATCATCTCGGTCAAGTTTCTGCTTTTTGTAAATCGTGGTAGGGCTTGTGGTTCTCTTAAGAAGAGCGAATACCTCATCCTTCTTTTTCTTACCCTTGATGTAACCCTTTGCGCGAGCTTCGTCTTCTGTAATATCAGCAAAGATAGACTTTACTCTCGAGAACGGAGTATTGCTTACAGCAGCCATTACGCCAGCAACCCAGTCGGTATCTCTCTTGATAAACTCAGGAGTAGGCGTGAGATTCTTAGCGTCCGGGAACAAATACTCAATCTCTTTGATGCCATACTCATCAGCATGCTGAAGAACGCTCTCCTTCAGACTTCCAAAACGCTTACCATCGGCAATGATCGTTTCCATCTCGGCATGGGTAAGAGTATCATGCTTTTCAACAGCGCCGTTTGTTTCAAATACATTATGATTCATTTCAAAATTTCCTCCTTCAATGTCGTAATGTTCAATATTAGACTCTTCTTTTTTAGAATCGTCTTTTTTGTTATCTTCAGAATCTTCGTCCAGAGCCATTCCGATTACTGCATAAACGGCTTCTTTTTGCTCGTCATTTAACGTATCGAAAATTTCGCCGATTGTTTTCTCTTCGGACTTAGATTCTTTAGCATCAGTAGCATCTTTGTTTTCTTTTTTATCATCAG